ATCAATGATATCACTCTTTCTAATATTGGTTTTACTTAAATAAAGTTCGATGAACTGTCCAATCTGATACGTTCGCTCAATTTTATAGATATCTCCATCGATATCAGCATACTGACTATTATTAAAAAGAAAACTTTGAATTTTGAGAGCTATATCTATCTTGATATCAGACCTCTTACTTTCATAATATTCATTCGATGTGATACTAAAATTAATACCAATGACTTCTTTTGATGATCGCAATTGAAAGTTTGTTGTACCTATTGAGTTTTGCATTTGATTCAAAGTTAACAATTTCAATCTAGTGTTTGGTGAGTTAGGATACATTTTCATCTGCTCCTTTTGTTAACGCGATTTGCCCCACTAACATATCAAATGTTTTAGGTAGTTCTTTTGCACTCCCATCATTCTTAAATCCAAAGAACGTCTTCACATAGATAATGATGACAGTACTTACCATAGGGTTTGTTTCGTCATTAATGTAAGAAGGATCAATCCCACAACTCGTCAGGTATGCCTTGCAGCTACTTATGTGAGTGGATAACTCATCGTCAGCATATGTTTCTGATATTGGTATAAGTAGTGCTTTTTTTACAATGTCTAGTATTGCCATGAGATCAATCCTTTCTTTACGATTTAATGACTAGCTTCAGCGATTAGGCAGCAGCTTTCTTTTTAATGCGAAGGAATCCGTTATAACCGACTACGTTACCACCAGTGAATACTGATGCTTTGTAGCTAATGATTCCGTCTTTGAATTTGTAATCAGTAGACTTACCGATTTCAACTGGTGAGAATACTGGAACTTCGTAGTTCTTGAGTGCACCATACGCGATACCATATTCACCAGCTGCAGTATTACTATCTGAAATAGCTTTACAATGCGAATTGATGATGTAAGGAATGCCATCAATAGTCTTGTTCACATAATCAATTGTATGAACTTTACGACCTTCTTGAGTCTTAAGACCAGCGAATGCACGCAAGTCGTTCTTATTCAAGATAAGGACTGCTCCACCTTCAATTTCCTCATCTCCACCATAGGCAAAGACAATATCATCAAGTGTGGAATCGGTAATCGCTTCAATTTCAAGAGGTGCTTTATCAGCAAGAGCTACAGCTGCATCACTAAAGATACCAGTGAAGGTATTAGTTGTTCCTGAACCACGTAAGATTTGTTCACTGATTTTCTTTTTAAGTGAGATGTTGATGTTACGTAACACTTCAGCTTGATAAGGAATCGCTGGTAGTTTTTCAAGTTCTTCGGTGATTTCTGTGTAAGCAGTGATCTTAACTTTTGAAATAGTCAAATAACCAAATGCTGGTTCTGTTTCACTGTATGGTTGTCCTTCAAGGGTCGTTCCAGCAATACCATTACTTTTTACAAATGATTTCTTGTACGTCTCTCCACCGTTTAAGTTGATAACATTAACACGATCTACAAGCGATGAGACTTGAGCAAATGGTACTGGTGCTAATCCAGAAGCAGTATGATCTGGGAGTAAGATTTCTTCACTTGATACTTGAATGACTCGATTTTCACGTAAACTTACTGCACGTTTTTCAAGTTTTTCTTTATCAATTTGCGTGCGGTTATCAATGATGATAGGTTTGATTTCAGCTTTGCTTGCAATCGCCATTTTCTTATCAATCACACTGCGTTCTTCTTGAAGTTCGCTAGTTTCAGTTTCGAGTGCTTCAAGTTTTGTAATATCTGCTTCATTATCTACAAGACCTCTGATTTCAGTCAGTCTTGATTCGATTTCTTTTCGTCTTAATTCTAAATTCATGATTTCTTTCTCCTTTTAGATTTGAGTTTTTATTTTGATACGTTTTTTGATAATGCTTGATTTTTCTTCTTGCTCTGCTAACTCCATAGTCTTTAGTTCTAACTCCATAGATTCTAAAGAACGAGCGTATATAGAAGTTGCATCATAAGCCGGAGTATCCACAACCGACACATCATACAAACGTTCAATCTTTGTAATAGTTCTCTTTGGAATTCTACCTTCACGATTCCATACTTGTTCATCGACAGTAAAGGCAAAACTCATCTTATCTAATAACCCACTTCTTACCATTTTGTAGATGTCTTGATTGGTGTTTGTGTCTAGTAATTCAGCACGCACTTTCAAACCGATGCTATCTACAGTAAGTGATAAGGATTGATTCTTGGTTCTGGCGATAATTAAAAAGGAGTCCATATGATTGTATTTCATTGGAACATCCTTCATTTTGGTTTCCGATAGTGCTCTTGCATCGATTTCTTCTATGAAGCCGTATTCCTCATCACCGATTAAAGTTTCATTATTAAAGACTAATGCATAGCCTTCTAATATCATTTTGTTTTCTTCTTCATGAAGGGTGACATCAGCAAGTCTAGTTTCCTTGATCATTATGTCTAACCTCTACTTTCTTTAGTTTAGGTGTTGCTTGTTTTTGATATTCATATTCAAGCTCTGAGTCTTTATAAAAAAGTGACTCGAGTTTTTCTTTCTTGCAGTAATCATCAATGATGATCGTTTTTGCTTTTTGCGTTTCTAAGATCACCTTCAAGGCTTCTTCAGATATTTTTCCATTAACTGTTATTTTCATCTTTAGGTTCCTCCGTTCCTACTTGATATTGATTTGCTTTATCTGCATCAACAAAGTTTAATGATTGTAGTCGTTTATTTCCACCTTCGATTGGTTCAAGTCCTAATAAAGCCCTCGATTCATTAAGCGACATAATTCCAAGACTCATGAGTTTTTCAATTGCGGTTACTTTGGTGTTCCATGAAGCGTACTGTAATCTTTCACTATAGAAGATGATTTCCTCACCACGTTCTAACTGGTTATTGGTAAGCAGACCTATAGAAAAAGCCTCGCTAAGTTGAATAGCTAAAGGCTCTACGGTTGATTCATAAAAAGAATTAAATTCTTCTTCTGTATATTTGCTAGTAAAGATTGGTACTGAAACACCAAAGTAATCTAAAATCTTAGCTTGTAAGAATTCAAGTGTATCTTTATCTATAAGCTTTGGATCAACATCTAATGGAATGTATTCACTCTTTAAATCGATCGGAATAATTGAACTTCCTTTTAAACTTACTGATTCGGATAATGCTGCATCGAATAGTTCTCGTTGCTTCTTCTTATCTGTTTCTGACAACATCCCATTCATCTTCAGTATACCTTTGATTTGCATTGAAGATTTGATGGCGTTATCTATTCCTTGAAGCAAGCTATCATTGATAGATATCGTTTTAAGAATCGCTTCATGGTCACCAGTGGATCCAGTACCACCAAAGATATCATTTTGACCGAAATGTCGTCTCAAGTGAATCACATTGTCATAAGGTAAAATATATGACTCTCCATTATCAAATAACAACTTAATAAAATAGGTTTCAGAACTATCTACAATGACTTCTACAGTGATTGGTCTAAGTGGATAAACACCATTGAGTTCACCAGTGTCCTTATCAAACTTCGGATACACAAATGCATTATCATTCAGCAACAGCAAAGTGATCGTTTTGTAGATGAAGTCATAGGGTGTCATGATTTCGTTCGGTTTATACTTCAAAAGAAAAGACAGCCTACCTTTTTTCTCGGTTACTGTCTTATCATTTTCGGTTTTGATAAATCTTGGTTTGAGTTTCGCGCATTGGCTCGCTACCCTATCAATACATATCTTAACAACATCACTTTTTGAAATATTCGTTCCAAATGGTGTGTAAAATGTATTCAAATTACTAATTAACTGGAGTGCATCAAATGATCCAGTTTTACTTTTTCTTTTAATTAGACCCATGCGCACCTCCTATTACTAATATTCATCATAATCATTCCATTCTCCACAATAATCACAAAAAAATCCGATTTCTTCATTACTTGGATCTTGTAACTGTTGATCAATTGGTATTTGATGTGTTATATTAATTTTCCCTAAACTGTTATAAAAGCTAAGGCTTGTCTCTTTATAATCCAAGTGAATCTTTACAGTACATGCCTGTCCACAATTTTTACAATAAATTGTTTTTGTGTAATGGGACATGATTATAACCTCCATAATAATTATGTAGATATTATATCATATTCTCATAATCTGTTTTGTAGCGATTTAGAATAACATAAGCAATGATTAACGCAACAGTACCATCAATACGTTTATACTTTGAATTCAATTTTGATGGTTGTATGTTTCCATTCAAATCCACTTTAGCTTGGGTATTTGATAAGCACCATTTCAAGATTGGATTGTTGTTGTAGTTCACCAAGTTGTTCTTTAAGTCAGCTTCTAAGATTTTCATTGGCTCAGACAACGAGTAGATTCCTTGTCTCACTTTGTCCATATTGAATCCTAGATCTTCCATTTCTTTTATCCAATACTGCGAGTTCCATGGATCAAAACCAACCCAGAGTGGTCTAATACCATAAGTTTGAATCATCTTCATAAACCATTGAGTTACTAAGCTAAAATCGTTTTGATTACCTTCTGTTAAAGTTACAAAACCTTTCTTTATCCAAATATCATATGGAACATTATCTTCTTTGATTCTTTTCTCTACGACTTCACTTGGCATAAAGAAATGTGGAATAACATATTTTTTATTGCTATCTCTTTTTTGTATAACTAGAACTGCAGATGTTAAATCGGTTGTTGAAGACAGATCCACACCACCTATAGCATATGAATCTCTTAATTCATCCATCGAATATGTATCTTCATTGTTTAAATCATCAAACGATAACCATGATCCACTGTCTGCTTGCTTGATATTGAAATCCTTACATAGCATTGTGACTCTCGTTGATAGATCATGTTTAGATTTGTTCATGACATCTTCTAAGTAGTGGCTAAGCTTAACTACACCAAGACTTGGATTTGATTTTTGCCATGTTGCCTGATCTTCATATATTTCTTTGGTTGAATCTTGTGTGTATAACCAGGGTAGGACTCTTTCGTCATGTATTTCACCTTTAAGCATCTTACGTGCATAGTCTAGTTTGCTATCTAAAAAACCACCGATAGTTGTTCCTTCAGTGGTGATGATAAATATAAGTGGTTCTTTTTTAGTTGACTGTGATTGCTTAATCGCATCGTATACTTTGGAATCTGTCATCTCGTGAACTTCATCGATACAACCAACTTCGATATTGTATCCATCTTTGTTTCTGGATTGAGCTGATAGCTTCTTAATCTTATTCTTTGTTTTTGGAGAATAGATATGAAAGATATTCTTTTTGCTTCTTGTCTCTTTTGAAAGTGCAGGAGACTGTTCTCGCATGTTGTTGATCTCTTCAAAAAGGATGTTGGCTTGCTCTGTTGTATTCGATGCACAGACAATATCAACACCACCACTTGATAGAAAAAACTCAGCTAAGTCTATACCTGCAACGAATGTTGTCTTACCATTCTTACGGGCAATGAGTAATATAACCTCATTAAATCTACGTAGTCCAGAATCAGCCATCTTAAATCCGTATGCAGTTTGAATCAGTGCTTTTTCCCAAAGTTCTAAGATGAACGGTAATCCATTAAATGGAGATTTGGTATGTTTACAAAAAGTTTCAATGAAATCAATTCTCAATTTGCCAGGTTTCTCATCAAATATATAATCCGGATTATCCAGGTCTTGTATAAGTTGATCGAGTTCTGCCTTGAGTTCTAAACCTACGATGATGTTTCCGTTCTCGATTTCATTGTAATACTCCACTAAATAGTTCATTCATTTGCTCGCTTAAGAAATTCATCAAATGCATCATCTCCATCATCTACTTGTGTTCCAAGTATGGTATTTAAAGTTTTAATCACTGTGCCATAAGAATTCACAAGTTTTGTGTAGTACTTGGCTGCTTCAGTTTGACGTTGTGTGCCTTTTGATGAAACTTGTACTGCACCGTGCTTTTTAATCTGCTCTTGTAACTTATCAAGTTCCACTTTCATAAATGCAGCTTGATAAATTAAATTATCTACTAATTCTGTCTTTGATTCATCAACCAAAGAAAAAAGCGACTTTAATCGCTCGTATTCCAAATTTATACTTATCATTCATTAATCATCCTAGTTCATTCCTCATTAATAATTCCAATTAGATTTAAGTTAGTATTTTTTAGAAATCAACGAAAAGATGATCTCTTAGATCTAATAAATCTAATATGGCATCAATTAATTTGGTTCTGTTATAATTTTTTGGAAATTGTTTTGCATGTTCGTGGACAAGTCCAATCAATTGTTTAATGCTATTTAGCATCTTAGTAGAACTGATGCCAAATAAATATATAATATCATCCAAAACTTTTTCGTTATATATTGATAATATGACCGACTCTAGAATCAACCTAGATTCAGTATAATCATCGCTAAGATTCAAAGACTCAAATCTTAGATAATTTGAAATCATGTCATTAAATCTTTTAGTGTACATAAACTCAGGATCATATTGGAGAGAATTATGATTTAAATCTAATATTGTAAATGAAGATAATATGTTTATTAAATTTGATATATACTTCTCGCCAGGATTCTCTCTGCTTTTCGGCTGACAGATCCTATATTTTATATGAAAATATTTAACATAGTTTAGTGCTTGAGTTAAAGCAGAATTAAATTGTGCAACTGGTAAAAAAGCATTAATATCAATG